AGCTCGTTACTAAAACAGAGACCAGGCATGAGACCCCTCTTTTTCAGCCAGAATAGAGCACAGAAACTTCCCGAGAAGAAATACCCTCCACACACGCGAACGCGAACAGACGTTCAGCGAAGGGTCGAGTTTTCGTGTCGAACCATTTCATAGCCCAATTTGCCTTATTCTGAATACAAGGAATGGTTTGGACGGCTTCGAAGAGCTGTTTCTTCTCGACATCATCCTTGATGTATTTATCGATGAGTTTGGAATACGTTTCACCGTGAACCATTTCATTGTGAGACTGGTAAGCATAAAAGGATCTAGCCTCGGATATCTGCACCTCATCCGCAAAATTATTGTTTATATTTTCAAATACAATACCGTCAGAACCCGCGAAAAAAGCAAGGATGTATTTAATGAATTTTTGTTCATTGTTGTTTAGGTTTTTCCAGTCTTCAATATCTGCAGAAAAGTCGATTTCTTCGGCTGTCCAATTGGACATTTGAGCCTTTTTGTAAAGTTCCCAAAGATGGGGATGTTTCAGGGGGAACACAGTAAATCTATTCAATGTCGGAGCTAATATTGGTTCATATTCATTTTCTACGTAGTCTTGAAATTCAAAGTAGTCTCCGACACGACGATCGTCAATAAATATTTGGGGGTAGGTTATAATTGAATCACCGCATTTCTCTTTCAATTTATCTTTGTCGATCATGACCTTCTCAAAATCAAAATCCTCATTTTTACATAACGTAACCGCATGATCACAATACTGACAACCTTCCTTTGAATAAATTGTAACTTTCATCTGTATTATTATCGATGATTATTTTTTGTCTGAAAACTCTAAGCATGATTGTGCCCTCTGATATAATTCAGGACGATATAGTAAAAGTTTTAGTAAACGAAGATGGTCTCGAAGATGAGATGTATGCAGTCGTCGCCATGAACACTGGTAGAACCCTAGGTCTTCATTACCTTAACCCAACCGAATCATCGTACAAATCTGCATGTGTATACAAATTAGATGATAGTGAAATGTGTCCAGCTCCTTACGACAGTCTCACGGAACACTACCCACATGGAACCAAGTTCGAAGACCTGGAGATGAAACGTGTAGACGTTAACATGTTTTCCCTTTATTCCGAAATCGACATTGATGACAGTGATAGCGAGATCCACTTTCCGTTGAGTGATAGTGAAACGGACTCTGAAATGGCTGATTTTGTAGTTCCGGACAGCCAGGTGGAAGGACAGGGTATTTTACCACCAGATTATGTATCGATCGATAAGGAATGGAATGAATGGAAGCCATCTTCCGTGGGATCTCGCAGTTTCAAAGAAACAATCAATATGATCGAAAACCGCGTCAGACGCCTAAGTAATGCGTCATAGAGACCGAAATAAAAGGTTCGGTGAGACCAAACGAAATGCTGGCAGCTATATGGTCTCAAGTAGACACCCTATTACACAAAGAAAATGTTGAAAAGCCAGTGAATATAAATTTTTGTCGCGAATGTTCAGGAATTAAACTTATTACCAGGGAAGGATTACCAACATGTTCAGACTGCGGTCTCATAGATTCCTATTTTATCGATGATACAGCGGAATGGACAAGTGGAATGAACGATGACGGTAAAGTGAACGACCCGTCGAGGTGTGGGAATCCAAACTCAAACCCTGAACTCTTTTCCCAACATTGGGGGAAGGGGACTATAATTTCGACACAACATTCTTCGACCTACGAGAATAAACGAATGGCAAAGATCAACTTTCACATGTCCATGAATCATAAAGATAGGTCATTGTTTCACGCGTATCGTGATATTGATGAGGCGTGTCATACTTTACCGGAGGTGGTTCTCAAGGATGCAAAGATGATGTACCGAAAATTTAACGAGGAAAAACTAACGAGGGGGGCGGTACGTTTGGGTATCAAAGCGAATTGTGTACTGTACGCGTGTCGTCTCGCGAAGCATCCACGAACGACAAAGGAAATTGCGGATATGTTTGGTATCCAATCAAAGGATATCAGTCGTACGACACAGATGTTCAAAGAGGTGATAATGGGTATGACTGAAAAGAATTACGTGACCAAATCATTCGATGTGATGAATCGATTATTGAATTTTTTCGATGTGACCCGCGAAGAGAGATTGCAGTGTAACAAGATGTGTAACAAGATTGAGGATTGTGTGGATTTGATGAGTAAAACACCTAATAGTGTTGCATCGACAATCATTTATATAGTGTTGGGTGGGAAGGTGAAAAAAACTGTATTATGCGAAAAATGTTCTGTGTCTGTTCCAACACTGAACAAAATAGAGTCAATCATAAAAAAACACTTAGAGCATACATTGTAATAGTATTTAAATGATAAAGTTGTTTCTCTCAACACCATGCTACGGTGGTTTGTGCTTAGAAAAATACATGTCAAGTATCATTAAGCTTCAGCTCCTCTTAATAAAAGAAGGTATCCAGATGTATCTCGACACGACTGAAAATGAATCTCTCGTCCACCGCGCCCGTAACGTGTCCGTCGGTCGTTTCATGCAAAAGACCGATTGCGACTATTTCATGTTTATAGATGCCGATGTTCACTTCGACCCAGAAGCAGTCGTGCGTCTCATCAAATCCGGACACGACCTCTCTGTTGCATGTTATCCCAAAAAGGTTGTTATGTGGGATCAAGCTGCAAACGCCGTCAAGCGGGGTGACGAACGCGATATGTCCATGCTCTCTTCCAGCCTCGTAATCAACTTTGGTGCCCAAAATAGACCCATTGTGAATGGGTTTATAGAAATTCTCGATGGACCAACCGGATTCATGATGATTAAACGATCGGTATTCAAGACACTCGAGGAGAAGTTCCCAGACCTCTGGTGTAAGAACGATCACCAAAATAGGGATTTTGATGATTATCACGCAGCATTCGATTGTATGATAGACCCAGACAATCGTAGGTACCTGTCGGAAGACTACGCGTTCTGTCGCCGATGGCAACAAGCCGGTGGTAATATTTACGCAGATGTAAATACAACCCTCGGGCATGTAGGAAACTTACCTTTCAGTGGATGCCTCAATGATAGGCTTAAGGTTTAGACATGTTAAGTATCCATGAAGATAGCTACAATTTTAGTGACTCGTTCGGCATCATGTCATGTGAAGACTTTGCATAGTATTCTTAAGATTAATATGAAGTGTCTTCAAGGTGGTATTGATAATCAGATTGTATACGTAAACGATGACCCATATGATAAAGCTGACATGATTCAGAAATATATGAAACTACACGAACGTATCGTTTTTATCGATTTTGGTATCAATTTGGATGATGAGTCTATCAATCAGATTTTTGAGAAACATGAAACTGTTGGATGTTTAGTTTTCCCGGGTGTAAAAAGTGGGATAAACTGGACCGGTTTCAGAGCGAAAGTCAAAGAAGGATCCACTGAACCAGTGTCTCAAATGGGACTCGATTTCGACACAGATGTTGGATTGAAGATTTCTGATAATATTTATCGGGTAACGTCCACCCAAGCTCGTGCATGGGTCATGAACACAAAGAACATCATCAAGACCATCAAAGACAAAAAGACTGGTAACTATAAAATTTATCCCAGAATGTTTGAGAAATTCAAGGAACAGGGTGTACGAATTTATGCGTTTACAGCAGCTAAGTTAACGATGACGTACACACATGAATGTGTTAGTAACATTCTTAACGCGGCGGGTGTAAAAGTAAATTAAAGTTTTTGTCCGAATAGTAAACATGTCTATAAAACCCGAATCCCCGTTTTATGAATATGTTGTGAGTTTTATACACGCTACATGGGGGAGTAAAGATTATTTCCCGGGTCCGCAACCTATATCCATCGAATATAAACACTTCACAATTTTAAAAAAAGGAAACTATGTTGTATGTGAAAAGACGGATGGTGAAAGATACATGATGATTGCCCTTATATTTGAAGGAAAAAAGAAGTGTGTATTCGTCAATAGGGCGTTCGATATGTTCGAAGTTCCAATCAATCTGAAGAAGAATGTGTACGATGGGACCATATTGGACGGGGAACTATATGAAAATACACTCATGGTGTACGATGCCGTGTGTGTAGCGGGTAAATCTGTTTGGGATCTCGATTTATTACAACGCCTTGGTTTTGCGTTGAGTGTTATCCAACCTGTTATTTACATGAAAATGGATAAATACAGACTCAAGTTGAAGACGTTTTATGCGATGGATAAATTTAGAGAGTTTCTTGATGAACACTTACCATCGGTAAATCAGGAAACGGATGGACTCGTATTCACACCTGTGAATGAACCAGTGAAAATAGGAACGCATGAGACGATGTTCAAATGGAAACCACAACAGAAGAATACTGTGGACTTCTTAATGAAAAAGGAACCGACGAGGGAAATGCCCGGGCTTAAACCGGGTCCATTAGCTTGGAGACTATATATACAAGAGAAGGGGAAGTTGTACTTTGAGGGTGAAATCCCGTTAAATAGGATCGCCGATGAACCCTGGTTTGAAGATGGAGCAATCGTGGAGTGTATGTACATCACATGGGACGAACCCATGTGGTGGAAACCGATTAAGAGACGGAGGGATAAGACATACCCCAATAATCGTAGAACGTTTTATCGAACGATCGTGAACATCAAGGAGAACATTCAGATGAAGGAGTTTTTAGATTGTATACCATGAAATAATATCCAGCCTCTTCCGGTAGTACACATTCCTTAATAGTATCATCATCTATCAAAAACCATTTATCCTTTCTCCTTATCAAACTCATATAATGCCCATCATACTGGTGACCCAAATGAATCGCACTCGCTACTAAATTATATTCATTTTCGTTGATGACTATGTTTTCGATTATTTGAATGTGACTCTTTGAGTCAAAAGAAATCATCAACACACGGGGGAGTTTAGAGAACATCATGCGGGTCGTAGCCACATGATGTACTTTACCATCAGTATCCTCAAAATTTTCGAGTGTGTTCCACTCCGTACTTTTCGAGAGCATCTTAGTCATATCTTTTCCATCCGATGTTATCAAATGAACACTAAAATCCTCTTCATTCGATGATTTCCCTCCCGGCCAAATCGTTTCTTGTATTTTTTTCCCGTATAACCAGCGTTTGATCTCAGGTACCGACGTTTCGAGAATATCTATGATACATAATATAGTCTCCTGAATGTCATGCTGTTCATTCATTCGAAAACGAGTAAATGAGACTCTAAAATGTTCGAGGAGGGAAGATAGGGTGATAGACTCACGCCCATTTGTCCAATACACTTTCACCAAGTCTGAATACGCTCGGGTAAATGCACAATCACCTTCATATGAATTTTTAATAAAGTAATTCGTCAAGTCTGGGATATGCATCAGACATTGGATGGCTGTATTAAAATAACAAGTATTTCCGTGATTTTGGAAACCTTTCATTAAACTTTATGTATAAAAAAGGCTTAAGTAAAAGGCGCAATGTGTAAATGTTGAGAAAAGATGAACATCCAATCTATCATCGATAAAGTCGGCACCGCATTCGAAACTCATAAGAATGAGGAACACATCGAAGTTGAGATACGTCTCGGTAAACACAATGGTTCCCTCTTCGATACAAACGTCGGGAAAGAAATTTTCGAACGTGTTTTGAAAGGATTGAAAAAATATGATGGTTGGGAAAGTATGAAGACGACAACAACTGACGTGTATTACGACGACACCAACCATGTTCGTATTTCATCTGATGAAGATACTAGTGAACAGACGATGATCCAGAAGATTAAAGTTCTCAAGGATGATTTCAAGTGCGAACCCCTCGATGTTCGGTTCAGTATATCCAGAGAGATCCCAACGATTGGACAATACGAGATGGATCGTAAGAGAAACAAGCTTCGTCACTCCTTCGTTCGCAAGAATGTGAGTATCGATATGACTATTTCAACTGGAGATACTGTCGATATGGACACAGAGGATGCATCGTCCTACCAAATCGAATTAGAAATCATCAAACCAGGTGACGTAACCTCATATAATCAGCTCTTCAACATTCTTCACAAGATTAGTGACCTTTCAAAATTAATCTGATGTGTATATAATGCTGTACCTGATATTAACTCTCGTAGTTTTGTTTATGTTATATGAAAAAAGAAAAGTTACAGATGAAGTCGACAAGTCAACAAATTTTCATATAAGCAATGGAATGTCAAAGGATACATACACCCTCATGCACATAGATGGTTTGAGTAATGAGGATTTAAAAAAATTTGTTCAGATGGAGGATCAATTTCTAGAGTGTGAAAAGTCATCGGTGTCTACGGGCGCCCCCGAAATAATTCAAGCTACTATACTGTCTAATAAAATTAAAGAAACATTTCCAAAATATAACTTTTCGTATCACACGATTCATTTAAAACAAATCGCAGAACCAAACAAACTCGTAAATACCAATACTATAAGGTAATTACATTTTTTCAACCCGAGCTCGAGTCGTACGGTTAATTACTCCAGAATTCCTATTACTGTTCAAATTAGATCTAAACTTCGACCAATATTTCCTATATGCCGCCATTCTCTTATCAGTAGGCTTTTTCTTCTGGTTTACTAAATTCGTCATGATGTAATTGGCTGCCGCCTGCTTGTAATCATTTCTCAAGTTAAATGCGATACCCGTCACATTTATATTGTTCATTAGGTATTTCTTTTCGAGCTCGCGTCGCCGATCCCTTTTCCATTGACTGACGACCACCTTCTTGACCTTATCCGCATCGCGCTTGAATACGACACCGGATACATTTTTCTTATTGATGAGGTTGAGAGCCGACTTCATGTTTCGCATATCTTGGTTTAGGTTTGGCTTATACCGATTCATCCATGTGACTCCGTAAAGTTTAGTGATATCCTTACGGATAGAGTTATCATCGATACCCCTCTTCTTCATGGTTTCAGTCCTCTTCACGTTGCGCTTAGCAGCTGCTTCATTTTTACGCACCGCCATCTTCGTGTGCTTAGGAGGGGGTGGAGGTGGAGGTGGAGGTGAGGTTTTAGCTTTGTTCATACGGTTTCGTACCATCTCAATCCTTTTGCATATACCCACCTTGGTTTCCTTCTTGTTGACGGTGATATCGAGAATCGCCGCGACGCGAATGAGTTCCTTTTAGTCATGTCACCACACATCTTTCGACCAATCTTGAACGTCTTATTCGATCCAGAGAGTGGAACATTCTTATTCTCGATACTGTTCCTGAATGTGATATTATTCTTCTTACCAGTCTTATTCTTAATTCGATCACAAATCTCATCCTTCGTCGCGACTCGAGAACCATCTTGAAGTTTAGTTCTAAAGTTCACAACCCCCATTCGGCGCGCGAAATCTATGAGTTCGGACTTCTTCATTCGAGCACACCTCTTGTCATCAACCCTCAACGCATTAGCTTGATTCGACGTGAGTACGCGTTTAGTATATGTTTTCTTGGTCTTGGCTGTGGACTTGGGCTTAGCTTTAGATTTGGTCTTGGGCTTTACACCATCCTCAAACACACCAGTCACATTAATTTGATTATCGGAATAAAGATCCCGAACAAACTTCTTTCCGAAATCATAAGCTCTCGCCATGTCCCCGGGATTTTTCGCACCGGATATCTGGACATTACCACTCGCGGATAGGATAAACTTATTCTCCCCAAAATAAGCATAAAGAAACGGGGCAAGTTCTGGTTCGTAATTAACCCTCGTCATACCATACTTCCGTGCATTCCTTGCGATATCGGTTAAATTTCTGAAAACCCCATTAACCCTGAACTGACCACTTAAATTATTGTATGTGAATTGGTTGTAGAAGAAAGGTTGTTTCTCAGTATACTTATCGACGACGTACCTACGAATGAGTTCAGGTTGATTCTCAATGTTAGTTCCAACGAATCCACCTGAGAATCGAATCTTACCGTTTCTGTAGAAGTTTACAGTAGCACCCTTACTTTCAACACCATTACTTAAAGTAAGCATCAACTGTGCGGAGAAGAAGTTCTTATTGAGACCCCCTTTAGGACCAGCTTCCCTTGTATGTGAGAAACCCGTCGTAAACTGACCATAAATACCCTTTATCTCCAGTGTGTCTACATAAAGACCTTCACCTATAGGTGTTTTGGGTAGAGGTGTTTTCGAGAGTATATTATTAATTTTTATGAGAACGTCCTTCTGTCCAAAACCAGAATCGACTGTGGCATTGAACATACCAGGGTTCATTTTACTTATCTCAAGTGGGATGTTCCCATTGGGAACATCATCAAATTCACGCGCTATATTGTTTATCATTTGTTCGGTCTTCGTGTTCAAATCATCAAACTCATCCTCGAATGGGGAATTGTTTTCAAACTCTTTGAACATGCCTTCATACGTTCGGTTATTGACTAGGTTTCGCTGAAGGCGTTCGGGAATCTTTACTTGACGAGGCGCTGGTCTGATTTGTCGGGGTGGCGTGCGCATGAATGACGTACGTTCTCGTTCCCGATCAGCTTTCATTAGCTCCATTTCAAGTTCCCTCGCGAACTCATTATTAGAGTTGGAGTTTGGAGTTTGAACTTCCACGCCAGATTTCCGAACAAATTCTCGGACACTTTGGCTCATATTACTATTGATTAATATTTTTTTTTAAAAATCCTTGGTGAAACCGAAACCCTCCTCCAACACGTCGAGCCCAAATACGACCGGCTGTCTTGGATATGTTCTACCCTTGTAAGTGACTACTTCTTCACGCACTTCAATATCTCTCGCACTAAATGGTCCAGCGTAAAAGTCTTGATTAAACTTCTGCTTCCCGAGGTTGTTTGCAATACAATGTTGGTTGAATATCTGGACGAAGAGTGTCTGAGGAACAAACATGTCCTCACCATAGGTAATCAGAGTCGATTCCATGAAGTTTGTAAGTGTACTCGCAACCATGGCTACCTGCTTCTGGATAAGCTTGAAATATGGGGGTACTACATTCCAAATATCTCTATTCCTGAATTTATTCGAATAGTCCAGGTACGCACGGACACACTTAAGAAGAATCATGGGCATCTCACGGTCGAGCTTCTCGTCTAGTTGGGGGTCAGCCTCTCTGACCTGTTTAGTAAAATTCCATGTAAGAATGCGACGAAGTACGGAACCCGAATTATCTCTCCAATTGGGTACTTCATTACCACCCAACACACCAGGTACTTTCCATTCAATTGATAAAGCTGTCTTATTCTTGACGGCTATGGATACATCTTCACCTGATACAATAGACTGAAATTCAGCCTGTTCCAGTGCGAGGTCACCCTTCACCTCAGGAGCGATAAACATGAAACAGTCCTTAATAGCGGAAAGTCCAAACTTCTTCTCGATGTTATTCGAAAGCGTACAACATCTTCGTTTTCGTAAATTTCTTAAAACCTTGGTAATTAGGTAGATTTACAGACCTCGCATACCTTGAAGAAGGGGATAATCTGCCATGCGTCGAGATCACCGACGTCATAACAAAGTCGACCACCCATCACATACGCCCAGTTACACACCTCATCCTCAAACTTCTGGTATTTCAGAACCTTATCGAAATTGGGGGTTGGGATATCCTGCCATCTTTCGATGTGTGAGAAGTCATCAAACTGCTGATCGAAATACTTACAGGCGATGATGGTGGGGTCCAAACACTTAAACTCTTTGCTATCGTACGGGTAGAATCTACATTCGTGTACACCTCGGTCTGGGATCCATTCTTTACCCACGAAAACACCGTTTCTGAATGACCACACATGTCTCCTCTTACTAATCTCGGGGAACTGGGGATCGATACACTTCGAGATGTTATCAATCACATCTCTCGCGATAGAACCCCTACTCGTAAAGTTTTTCCAGATATCAAACATACAATCCTTACGTGCAAGGGAATATACGAATTTATCGATTGGGAATTTAGGAGACCAAGCACGGGTTCGATGACCCTCTACAGTCTTAATCTCTTCACAACAATGACCCTTGTATCTACGGTAACCACACTTATACGTCTCCTCGAGGGTAAACAAAAGACATTTTTGAAAAGGTGTAGCTTGTTCGATGTCGTCGTCATTCATCGTAGATGGATCAGAGAAACGTGGGAATTGGGGATCGATAGTTGGTGTATCGACACGTTCATAAGAAATGTAATGTCTTCTAATGTTTTCGAAACCATCTTCAACGTGCAGGATGATGTTGGCGATCCGTTTATCGATGCTCATACCATTAACATCAACGTCACGCTTTTGTTTTTTTAAATTATTCACATGATTTCTCAGTTCGATGATGAAATCCGTATGTCTTTTTTTAAGGTCTCTGATCGACATTAGATCGATTCTCGACGGTGAAATAGACCCATACTCGTCAAAATAAGAACGATCTATGAATTGCCTATACCCCAGATTACGCGAACTGAAAAAATCTTTCGTGTGAAGATCCCAAGCATTTTCCAGTTTGGTCATCACATTCATAATCTGTTCCTCATTCATCGACTGAATTTGCTGTTTATGAAGTTCCGTGAGGGCTTCATACCTGTTGGGTTCCTTATCGATGAAGTGAGTGTTTTCCATATTATTAATTATACAATCTTTTCTTTTAATTAGTTTTTCATGTTCTGAAGTTGGGCAAGGATTTTCACTAAAATCTTATTTTGAACTTGCATATGGGTAGAAATATCTACGATAGCGCTGCATACAGTGTCACCATTGTCTGTGGCGAAAAATGTTCCGAGGAGTTCGGGTAAATCCACCTCATCTTCATCATCTTCCTGATCAACATCGATGATACTCTCCTCCTCCTCATCCGAATAATCGTCTTGGATGATTTCCCCTTCTTCAATTTCATCAGGCTGTTTCGACATTTGTTGTAGACTGAGAATTTTTGGAACCGATAAATGCGCGTTCCCCGGGAATTATTTTCTCTGTATAGAGTACAACAACTCTCAAAATGGCCGGTGGTCTTATGCAACTCGTAGCTTACGGCGCCCAGGATGTTTACCTTACCGGTAACCCTGAGGTGACCTTCTTCCAGGCGAAATACAAGCGCCACACTAACTTCGCGATGGAGAACATCGAGCAGACCGTCAACGGTACTGCCGCTGGTTCCGGTCGCGTGTCCGTGACTGTCGCCCGTAACGGTGATCTCGTCGGCGACATGTACATCGAACTCCTCTCCGCCACCGACGCGTCGACCACTGCTTGCTGGGTTGCCGAGCGCGCCATCAACAACGTCGAGCTTTCCATCGGTGGTCAGCGTGTCGACAAGCACTACCAGAAGTGGTGGCGTCTGTACTCCGAGCTTTACCTCGACGAGTCCAAGAAGGCTGCGTACGGTAAGATGACCACTGGTGTGACCGGCAAGTCTGTCTACCTCCCCCTGTTCTTCTTCTTCAACAGGAACCCCGGTTTGTACTTGCCCCTGATCGCCCTTCAGTACCATGAAGTCCGTGTCGACATCGACCTTGCGTCCGATTTCACCACCTACTGCAACGCCAACACCTTCAAGGTGTGGGCTAACTACATCTACCTGGACACCGAAGAGCGTCGCCGCTTCGCCCAGAAGGGTCACGAGTACCTGATCGAGCAGGTGCAGCACACTGGTGCCGATACCGTCGATGCCTCCGCCACCAAGCAGGTCCGCCTCTCGTACAACCACCCCGTCAAGGAGCTTGTGTGGTGCTTCTCCAACGTCGCCACCAACCCCAACACTCTGTGGAACTTCACCTCCGCGTCCACTGACGCGAACATCGTTCTCAACTCCAATGTTGAGGGTCTCGTGTCCAACTGTGTGATCTCCCCCTCGGTCTACGGTTCCCCTCTCCTCACCCTCGGTACTGATGGTGGTAACGCCACCTTCACTGAGGATGCCGTCGGTCCTCTGTCCGAGTTCAAGCTCATCCTCAACGGTCAGGATCGCTTCAAGGCTCAGAAGGGTAAGTACTTCAACCAGGTGCAACCCTTCAACCACCACACCGGTACCCCTTACCCCGGTGTGTACGCGTACTCCTTCGCGCTCAAGCCCGAGGAGCACCAACCTACCGGTACCTGCAACTTCTCGCGCATCGACAACGCGCAGGTCGCCGTCACCATGGGTGCCGCTAACAACGCGACCACCATGCACATGTTCGCCACTAACTACAACGTCCTCCGCATCCAGTCCGGTATGGGTGGTCTCGCCTTCTCCAACTAATTTGTTGGTTTCGGTATGTTAGTAAATTAAATCAAAAATCATTTTTAAAATGCACTGTTAATGCTATTTAAAAATGAAAATACTGAGGATAGTATGTTAGCTCTAGGTCAATCCTCATTGCTTACTTACACTATTGGGCGTCGACGAACTTATCGACAACGGAAAAAACCTGTAAAAAATACTTGTATTGAGAACCCTGATGCAATTAAATGTGCGATACGTCATAGACGGTGTGAAGGGTGTCCGTTTAAGGACTTCTTCAAACCCGACACCCACTAAATAGAAACTCATCTATGTAGATATGTCAAGAAAGTATATGACATTTGTAAAGTGAAAACTAAATTGGGACGTTGTCTCTTAAGTCTGCGAGGAAATTTCAACTTCTATAAACGCCGTGTATCAGAATAGGGATCATTGTGGGGACACGATCTGTAAAACACCTAAAAAAGCTTCAGAGTATCCGGATAAGAAGTCTAAATAATCATTTTTAAAACGCATATTCTATACGAGTTTTAAAAGGGTTTTTAAAATTAGACGTTTTTAGCACGAGGGCGACGATGAGATGTTTTGGTTTGTGATCTATATTTTGAAGACTTCCACCACCTATAGCCACCGAAACCGGCGGATATCATAGACATACAACACAAACAACACAGTACTAGAAGTATGATTATTGGAATGAGTTGTCCCATTGCTTCTTCATTTTCTGCGTTAGTTATGTCATCCCCACACATTCGTGTGAAGGTTTCGTCTGTATTGAGCCTGGACTTTTCTGCGTTAGATGCATCTTCACCTACCTTTACATCCCTACACACGCGTTTAGGAAACTTTTTACCCTTGGGTATCCTAGGTAGTGACTGAACATACTCATTAGGTAGTGGTATAGGTAAAGCCAAAGCTTTAGACACTATATCCATCTTACTGTATGTAAACAAAATTATGCGAGACCAGCCATTTTGTAAAACTTATCTTTATCACTTTGTGTCTGCGCCCACATTTTAGCCCAATACGCTTCCTCATTTTTAATACCGGGTGGTGTATTATTGATCGCTTCAATAATGGTTGGTATCTGTCCTTTTAATTTCTCATTTGTTGTGCGTTCCATTACATCAGTATAATACGCAATGAGTTTTTGTTTATCAGCACCACCACCACCAAATAAATTCTTCCCGAAAACGAATGCCATAGCTGCGCCTGATGAAGAGAGACTGCAACAGCATGCACCTAACGCCATTGCCACGACTAGTATCATAGTCTCACCTTGAGACATAATTATAATATATATATATTTTTTTGTTTATGACTGTGAGTGACCCAGTTTTCATGTTGAGAGAAGGTTGTCTTCCCAATCCCAGAAGATGAAATCACCGACAGGGACCTGGTGATCGTTCGTGATGATACAAGACACGACGGGGTCAACTTGAGTAGTCGCTTCAGCACCCGAAAAGTTCTTGACCTGTTTGTACACATTACCATCCTTGATGTAATGTGATCCGGTCACGAGAATGTCGCCAATCTTGTAGTAAGGATCATCGTGATTCTTAATGTTCATAATGACCTCAACGATACTACCGTTAATGAGAACGTCATCGAGTTTGAGATCTTTCATCGAAACACTCGTTCCGTCAAGAAGTTTCACGGGTGTATCGGGGGAGAAACACCAGCGGCGACGACGCTTGGGGCGTGATTTTTTCACGGGAGCAGCTTTTTTCTTCCCGAGAAAAGACGCCGCTGCGCCTGATGACGACGAGCAACAACACAGTGCTGCGACGATCCCCACATACATCATGGTATTATCTTCTTCACCGTTCATAGTTATTTAATATACACTAAGAAATTTTATCGTCTCCCATCCCAA